GTAAGATAAACCGTTTCATTTGTACCATTATTAGCAGTAACTGTTACATTGGTTGCTTCTGTAGCTGTATCTGCATTTCCTGTTACGTCACCAGTAAGATCTCCAACAAAACCAACGCTAGCATAGACGCTTGTACCACTAACTACAGCAGCACTATTAGCACCTATAACTGTTCCATCAATACTTCCGCCATTAATATCTACACTAGCAAAAGAAGAAGAACCAGTAGAAGTAACATCTCCACTTAGGTCACCAGAAAATGTTACTGCTGTTACTGTATCTGTAGCCGTAAGATTTCTTATTCCATCTATATCTTTACTAGAGTCCAATACAACAACTCTATTTGCACTAGCAGTACCAGGAACAACCCCAGAAAGATATCCTAGTTCAGTAAGGCTTGCTTTAACCTTAGCGTCTGTTATATTATCCCAGATATGAGTATGAGTATCATCTAGAACTGCTGTACTAATTGTAAGCGTGTTATTACCGCTATCATAAACAAAATTAATTCCAGTACCAGCAATAAGCTGTGTATCAATATTTCCGCTAATTGCTGCATCCCAGTCATTAATCAATGTATGATCAATTCCTGTAACTGCTATACTGTATACTTTATTACTGCTTTCTGTGGTTTCTGTAACTCCAATTCCTGTACTTTCTTCAACCCTTAGTGTCATTCCTGTTACACTAACAGTGGTAAATCCTGTAGTGTCGTTATAAGATTTATCTATACCAAAACCGCCCGCAACACCACTATTACCGATAATATCTTGAACACCTTCTACATTTAAGGATCCACTAGAAGTCGCAATAAAATTTGCCAACCATGTTTCATCAACACTCCATGTTGCGTTTTCCCATGAGCCAGAACCTCCTACAACACTATCAAAGACTATATTAATACCACTGCTTTCTACAAAGTTTGTAGAATTTAAAGGAACAGAAGTATAATTAAGATCATTCCATGCTGTGGTTCCATCTCCAATCTTAATTTTCTTTGTGTCTGTTTCAAATCCTATTTCACCAGAATATAGTATCGGGTTTTGAGATGTCCATAGAGCCGCTGATCCTCTTCTTACTTGTAATCTTGTATTAACTGGCATTTGTATTATCTCCGTTTATTATGGTGTTCCGCAATCTATTTCATCTAGATATGCGTCTAAATAATCGTCTAAACCACTGATACTCGTAACAGGTATATTGTCTGGTAAATCACTGATTAATATTGGTCTTGTGCATGTATCTATTTCTAGGTAAACATCGTTAAGATCAGCACCAATAGTACTTTCTATTTCCAGAAGATAATGACAACATTCTTCCATATTAACAACTCATATTGCTAGAGGATAAACTAAATCTTTTGACAATATTAACATTTCCAAAAATTAATCTACTAGTATATTTACCTCCACCACTATACATATCGTCTGGACTTTGAATTTCTAAGTCATATCTTGCTTTTTTAAACGTCCAATCATTTGTTGTCTCTGCTGGTATCATTAAAGTAATTTTACCATTGGGACCATCAATACTAAACTTATATACACTATAATCTAAATTTGTAGTATCAAATATCATTGTTGTGTTGGTGTTGGTTTTCATTATCATTCTTGCACACCAATCGGTTAAATTAATGATATTTTTATCTGAATCTTTATAAGTAATAGATAACTTAAAAGATGAGCCTTGTTCGATATTGAAATCATACTGGGTAGCTGGCATAGTCTTTCCCTTATGTTAAAATGTATACAATAATATATACACCTAAAAAAAAGGCCGGCACTATGGCCAGCCTCTTTTCTTTTGATTATATGAAGTTCTTATAGAGTACCAATAAGTGCTCTACGATTATCTAGAACTGCAAAACCTTGCTCAGCCCATCCGTAGAAACCTGCTCTCTTCTGACGATGAAGTGTTTCATCCTCAAAAATTTGAACTTCTTGACGTACTGGCATGATAAAGCTGTCTCTCTTACGAAGATCGAGACCAACTACGATTTCTTCATCAGCACTCATTGGAGCTGATAGAACATTCTCATAGAATAATTGGTATTCTTGGTCTTTACCAAGTTCGTCTAGATCATGAAGATTAACACCAAAAACTCTATTAACGGAACCATCAGCAGCTGTGTAGATCTCACGACGAGTAATTTCGTCTACTTGATCTAGTCCCCAGTTGCGGATATCTTCCATTGCTTCTGGTGAAACATAAAGATCTGTTAACATACCACGATTATTACTGGTGCTGTTACCACCACCATTACGACGCATAACTGTTTTCATAAGAGAAACTAGTCTCTTTGTGAACTGACCTAAATCAGCGTCATCGTCATTAACATAGATGTTACGATCAACAGCAGCAGCAAGAAGAGTGTGCCAGCCATCGTCGTTCATTTTCTTAACAAATTGAGCCTCTAAAAGCTCCATAGCTCTACCAACTACATCCCAACGAGCATCGCGGGCATACTTTAGTAGATAATCAATGGATGCGCCAATGTCATAGGTTGGAACCATGACATAGTCACCTTCAACATGACGTTGTGGAATATATCCATGATTAGGGATGGTATAAGCAACAAAGTCTTTTTCAGTACCTGGAGCTAAGAAATCTAAAGGAAATTCTGGAGTGGCACTTTGATCCAATGAAATTGGTTCAAAAATTCCATCTAGAATATCTCCATTGAGAATTCCTTGACGTAATGGTAGCTCTAGAGCCTTAGCAAACTCATAATTTGCTGCTAAAGCTTCTTCTCTACGAGCTGAACCAGAACGTTTTAGAAGTTCTGTAAGCTCTGGTGTTGGATTAAATCTATTTGCCATTGTATTCTTCTCCCTTTATCATGTAATGTTAATGTCTACTTTGACGTAACCGTCTAAATCATATGAGCTTAAAAAGCGACCAACTTGAACACTGTTGGTGCTTGAAGTTGTTAATAAACCTGATGGACCTAAGTATGCTGGTGTTCCACCAAGAATTGTAAGACCATTTACAACTTGATCAGTTGTAACTTGACCTTGACGAAGAATGGTAACCTTGCTACCTTGCTGTACTTCGTCTTTGTGCCAATTAATGTGTTGTCTAGTTAGGTCTAAATTAACAACATCATTTAGTAAAACACCTGCTGGTGCTCTACCTGATTGGTCTGCTGCATATGTTACAACAGCGTCTGGGTCGTCCATGCTAATGCCTGAACCAACTACGCTATTGCTATGAACTACAACGCCACCTCTTTCGGCAACTTCGTTCATAAAAAATGAAATATCTGTATATGCTTCAATACGATCTGGTTTTAAAGCCATGTTTACTCTCCCTTACTTATTAAGTGTTTTACCTAGTCTATTGGAAATAAAATCTACTAAAGCTGCTCTAGTGTTTTCTATGTCGCTCTCTGCTTCACTACCTACACTTAGATCAACATTATTCTCTGGTTCGGCTGTTTCTAAAACTTCTGATAAATCTTCTGAAGCTTTTTTCTTGCCTTCTTTTTTTTCTTCTTTAACGTCATCTTCTGATGATGGCATCTTTGGCTTCATAGCCGCAAGAAGAGAAACCATATTATCAAAAGCTTCGTCGTCTAATGACTCAAATTTTTCAACATTAGAAGCAGCTGACTCTTCATCAAGACCAGCTTCAAGTAGAGAAGCCTTGCGTTTCATCATGGCTTCTTTCTTCTTCATCTCTTCTTCTTTATCTTTATAAGCAGCAAGAATTTCGTTTGCAGCATCAAGTTCTGCCTTCATCTTTTCCATTTCTTCTTTCTTTTTCTTCATGTCTTCTTCAGACATTTTGGCAGCTTCTTCTTTTTCTGTTAATGCTGTTTCTAAAGCAGTCTTTGTTTCAGCGTGAGCGACACGCTCTGCTTCAAGGGCTACTTCTAGCTCGGAGGCTTGAGTTTTAATTTCATCACGAGAAGCATAAGCCTCTTTAACTAAATCTGTACAATCATTCATAGCTTCTACCTTATTTTCGGGTTTTGTTTCTTGTTCTGAACTCATTACGGCCTCCTTTATATTGGCTTGATTAGAAAATACACCTATTTCTTCTAAAGAGCTATTTTTTTCTATCATTGTTTTTTCTTCTTCGATAGGAAAACTATCTTTCGTAAAAATTATACTTTCAGGATTAGCAGGCTTATTAACAAATCCCTTACCACTAAAAGTAATGTTTCTTAATACTCTACCTATCTTATAGTCTTCATGTTCTCCTGCGCCACCATATGATCTTAAATGTTTTGTAAGAAATGCTGTTGATTCATCTCTAGCTAAAACTTTAAATTCACCGGTTGACTTATTAACTAATCCATAATCAAACCCATTAAAAAAACATTCCATACTAACATACTTAGTACCGTTTTCTATTTCTTGGATTAGATTATCTGCTCTGGACTTAAGTTCTGGATCTGTAAATCCTTCATATATTACAGAAGAGGTGAGGATATGAAATTTTTCTGGGAGATTTTCTACTGGCGTTTTTTCATCAATTAAAATACCTTCTTCTGTTATAGGCCAGTTTGCAGTAATATGTCCTACTATAGAATTTTCATCATGCTCCAAATTAGTTGGCTTATGTACTGGGGTATTTCTTGCTGCCCAAACCTCTTCCTTATCAAATACATCATCATTCTTATTCCATGAAGTGGTAACAAGAATTGATTGAGTGTAATATAGATCTTTGTCTTTTAGTCCTGCTACTGTTTTTAGCTCTTTTTTTTGTGATGCAGAAAATGTGTTGTCTGAACCTTTCTCGACAAGACAAGCGTATGTTACTGAGGCCTGAGCTTTAATTGTTTCTTCTAGGCCATCTTGTTTTTCTTGTTCAAATATTTGCATAGTATTTCTCTTAAATTTTGTAAATAGTTTGTATTACACCATAGCGTTATAAAAATAAGCTTTCGTAAACTTAACTTCTTCTGCTGTTAATTGTCTATCTAACTCATTTGCTATATTTTTATTGATTATAGAAAACTTATGACATATGTTTTTATTTTCAATACTATCTATAGTATTGAGTTTGGATAAAACAACTTCTTTGGTAATCTGTTGTTGTGGCTCTAACGAAAAAAAGATTTTTGTCTTAATGTTCTCTGCTTCTGAATATTCCAACGAAGACAGGCTTCTCATGTTTTTCTTATTGTAAAAACTAAGCATGTATGGATTTACTAGTTCTGAAATTTTTTCTTGAGCCTCTATGGCCCACAACTGTATAGTTGCTCCTGTTTGAGGTTTGAAAGTTCTTTCTTTTCTTTCCTCTGTGTCTTTAGAATTTTTAGGTCTACCTTCTCCAGGTTGTCCTGGTTGTTTATCTGATATTTCTGTTTTCATTGGAGTGTTTGCCATTTTCATTTCAACACTAGTCATTTCTCCTTGTTTCTTGTCTTCTAAAGATAGACCAACTTGACTAGGTGTTGCTAAACCAATTTGTAAAGCAATTTTACGAAGAGCATTATTGAATTGTGGATCATGCCAAGGTCCAGCTTTTTGAATCATCCTATCACTACTTCTTTCTCTGTTCTCTCTGTTTAATCTACTCTTTTCTGTGTCTGGATCAAAACCAAATACTCTCTGCACTAATTCATCGCTAACGATATTTCTATCTGCTAGTTGTAATAGTAAAGCTTTCTCTGCTTCTTCATTACTAAGATCCATTCTATCAAATTCAATCTTAGCAGCAATCCTAAAACCCATAGCTTTCTGAACAGCTTCTATTTCTTGCTGCCAAAAACTCATTAACACCCTACGACCATATTGTAGTCTTTGTGTTAATGTTTTAAGACTGATAAAATTATTAGTAGTACCAGCAGCACCAAAAGTACCAGTAAGAGTTGGTGGAATTCCAAGACCTGCATAAATACTATTTAAATGCGGTGCATATTTTGCTTCTCCTAAAAACTGATGAACATTTGTTTTACTTTCAATTAACTCGATATCTGGACCCCAAACAAGATCCATTGTTCCACCACCAACATTATTTTGTAGAATATTACTAAGTTTACTAGCAGCAGCAGACGTTGGAGCAATTTTATGATCTAAACTTCCAAGTTTAAATATACGAATATTACTAATAGCTCCATCAAGAGCAGCAAGGTCTGCTAACTTGAGTTTTTCGATAATATTAATATCATCCATAATACTGTATATAATTGGAAAGGCCCATGACTTCCAATCATCTTTTTTATAATGGAATACTAAAGTTTTATTCGGATCCAACATATATGGTTTTTTGCTTTTGGCTGCTTCTATGATAGGTGCTGGTAGTTGTTCTATCACACTTCTTTCTGCTTCGTTTTTTGGTTTATTAATAATTTTTCTTAACGAAGCTGGTAATGTTATTGAATACATTTTATATCCAACAAAACTAGATAAAGATTCTCCAATAATATCAACACAAGAAGGGTCTATGAAAGTATACTTCCAAGGAATTTCTCTTTTTTCTATGTTGTTTTTTTCATCATAGTTTATATTAAGATCTGCAGCAGTTACTTTGTACATTGAATCTGCTACTTTTAAACTAATTTTGGCTGTTTGCCTATTAATAACAACATTACCTATTCTATAAAGATTATTTAAGAACCTTTCGCTTCTTTCTTCTCCTCTAACTTTTTTAAACCAGTTGCGATAAAATCTTTCTATTCTTTTGTTTGGGTGTGTTAGTCTTATTCCTTGGCTAGCAAAGTCTCCCATAAGATCAATAACATTTTTAACTAAGCCAACTCTGTTATAGATCATATCAGACTGTTTAAAGATATGCTTAAGCTGTTTTGGAATAGCTTCTTCTGGTCTAAAGTAATCGTAATCACTACGGGTTAAACCTGGTCTTCCGCTTGTTGGTCCATCTAGATTGGAAAAATCCATTCTATATCTACCATTATTAGCAACTGTTCTTTCTATTCCTCCAAACTCATCTAAGCTTTTAGAGGCTTCGTTTAACGCAGCTCTTTTATCATTAAGATCTTCATCACCCCATGTAACATAAGCGTTTTCTGAGATAACTTCAGCATCAGGTATTTTTGGATTCTTCATATCTTTATCTGTAATAGTATTGTAATAGTATTGTTGCTATCGAAGTATAATTACATACACTTTTTTTAACGATATACTCCTTTGTAAATATCCATATTGGCTGTATTAGTAAACCAATTTGGTCCTTTATACATCTCTCCATCTTTTTTCTTCTTTGGAATAGCTCTTAGATTAGCTCCTATTACTCCATAATCAATACCAACTAATTGTCTATTCATTTGTCTCGCAATCATATTAGCAATAACCAAAGCGCTATACCGGTCTTTTCTAAGTTTTCCTTTTTTACCATTTGGAAGTTTAACGTCTGGAGTATCCCATTTATCTCTTCCTCCAACACCAGTGCTAGTCTGAGTCATTACAATTGTTGTTAATTCATCTTTAAGTTCTTCTATCTCTAATATACATTCACTTTCACTATCATACAACTTATCTATGTCACTATTTACAATATCTTTTCCTTCTTTGTCTAAAGCTAAACCTAAAGAAAGTTCATCAAATCTTGGAAACAATAAAATTTTATCTTCTAAGTCTTTTCTCAATCCGTGATTTGCTTGTGCTGTCCATTCTGCTTTGGCAAATTGTACTAATTCTAGTATGTGTAAACCTTGTTGATCATCTGTATCTTTTGCTTTATCTATATCTATTATAGGCCATATTAGTTGTTCTCCTTCGGTTATTTTACTGGGATCATGCAAAGCTTCTTCTACTGCAACACCTCCTCCTTGTGCATCCATACCTATACGATAACATGGAAACACTTTCATTAGATTTCTAATCTTCCTAGCACAAAAACCATAAAAATCATGTTCTCCGACCAAACCTGTTTTTTGTCGATCTTTAAAATTACTTCTATTCGTAGTCCAACAATATACTATCCTGTTATGGTCTGGATGTATTTCTAAAACAACTATACTAAAATTGTCTTTTTCGGAAGCTGGGTCAATTCCGTAAACATATTGCTTATTAGCATTTCCTTTTGTATTAACATCAAAAATGATTGGCTTATCATTGATTTTAATAGGATTATTTTCTTTACAAACACAACTTTCTATCAAACTTCTTTTAAAGAATCCATCGCTATCTTCTGTGAAACAAGCGGCGTATTCCATGTTGTATATACCGGTATGAATCGTAGCTTTGGCTCTAGCAACCTGTTTATCATCCATGAATCCTTTAGGTATCAATTCGTAAGGGATTCTTACTATGCTATAATCATACCAATTAAAGTTATCTGGTACATCTTCACCGAAAATTTCTTTTAGCTTATGAGGATCTCCACGACTATTAATAATGGCTTTGTATCGGTTCCAGTAACTAGCAAAATGCTTGAAACTATAGTCTGCAGTTCCACTAATAATAGCTTGGTTTCCTTTTTTAATTTGAACTGCTTCTAGCTCATCTGACCATAAACCAGCTTCACGCATAGCTTTTTTACGAGCTTCTTCTTTAACATTTTGTATAGGGCTAGCGCTTACTGCTGCGAATCCTGCCACAACCGTTTCATAGATATCCGGACTAATACTAGCAAACTCGTCAGCAATGATAATATGCGCTCTGAGGCCTCTAATCTTGCTTCCGTCACCCATAGGAACAGCAATAGTCCAACTATCACCAAGACGAATAGTACACCTGTCAACATCTCTTCTCGGCCCATCATCATTGCTACTAAATATACTCCTTATAATAGGACTATTACGCCACATATTTTCCATATATTCGAATATAATCTTACTCTGTCGGAAAGCTGCACCAACTATAACTATTTTTGTACCTGGAACTAATATACACTTCATCATGCTATAAAGAGCTAAACTAAAAGATTTACCAAAACCACGAGACGCAATAAACATCGGAAATGGCCTATACCAAAATTCTTGTAATAAAGCAACCTGTATCGGATGAAGCTCTATTCCCATGAGTAGTTTAACGGTAGATCCGAAGTATTTAGGATTTCTTAATAATCTTAAAAGATGAAGGTCAGGATTTTCTATATCTTCTTTGGTTCTACCAAATAAAGGATTATCCGGAAGTATTAATTTATTAACATCTCCCAGATTCAACCATGCGTCTTCAAATATCGATTTATCCTTTGTATTTGCCATATATTGTTCTCATAATTCTAACAGCCATTTTTTCTGCGTTAGCAGCGTCACCACAATAAATTGTTTGTATATTATAATTGATATTTATAAGTGACAAATATTTAAGAATATAATTATTTGATACTCTCAATTTATTCCATTTATCTTTTGGTATATCAGACCCGATAGGAAAATTATACACATCTTCTAGATCGAATTCAAATAACATAAACCGATGAGGTATTTCACTCAATCTTTCTAAAAAGGCCGGAAATCGCTTCTCAGTAATGTTATTGGCTACCTCACTAACACTTTGCTTTCTTTCGATAGCTAACAAGTGCTCTAGACCTTCTATGCTATAGTCACCTGTATCTAACTTTATTCTAGATGTTGTATGATTACCAAATTCCCAGGGGTTCTGTTCTCTGGTATCAACTATTATATTAAATTCATCCTTCTTCATTTTGTAATTCATCTTTATATTTTTTAGCTTTATTAATGGCTCTATTTACTACCATTCTAGCTACTGTGTCTACATAAGGTATCTTTCTTTTTTCACACTCTTGTTTAAGCCAACCACATATAGTATCTAAATTATTTTCACACCATTCTATGCCGTTTTTATTCATTTCTAGGGCATGCCTTCTGCAACTACATGTTGGGGTACTCTTTATTCCAATAGCACTAAACATACTAGCTAGAATGGTTCCTGGTCCATATGGATCATCTTCTAGTGTTCTTGGAAATGTATTTTGCAGAAAATGTTGTACGTCACCTTTTGTAATTTCAAAAAATCTTTCTTGTGCTTGTTCTTTTGTTATGTTAGGATACTGATCGTATTCTTCTTTTTCGAAAAGCAAGGTATGATTTGGTATATGTTTTATTACTATGTAGTATTGTCTATCTGTTGGGTTATCTATATAGATTACATCTAGCACATCTAACTCTATAGGATTTGGACTAACTATTTTATTGTTTTCGTCCTTATAGTTCGGTGGCTGTATTGTTATAGGTTCTTTTAAGTTAATCATTTTTGTTTTCCTTTAAGAATCAACTGATTAAAAAAATTAATATAAGCTTCTTCATTATTTTTAATAGACTCATGATGAGTTCTACACAAGGTTATGCCATTATCTATATGAAATCTTAAGCCTGGAAATTCGCTCCATTTTAATATATGATGAGCTTGTAAACTTTTACGTTTATTACATCCTGGCCATTGACAAGAATGTTTATCTCTTGCATAAATCTTTTTACGCCAATCTTTATATTGTGGATCACTATAGTTCCTCATCTTGATACTCTAAACTTTCTGGACTCAAAATAGGAACATCTACTTTTCCGTCCTGGTATTGATGATTTTCAAACAGCGTTTCTTTTGCTTTGTTTGTTGCCATAGCAATAATTTCCATTTCTTTTCCTTCTTTTTCTCTGATTAATTCATCTTCTAACATTCGGATTAATCCGACCCAACTACTTTTTCCGTCTTCGATTCTTTTGATTCTCTGCTCTCTTGTAGCCTTAAGGTCTTTACTAATTTTTTGTTGTTCATTTAAAAGTTTAGTATATTCATTTGTATAACTTGCTATGCTATTTCTGGCAAAACTTAATTGTGTTTCTAAATTTGCTAGTTTTGGTCCATCTCTTACTTCTTCGGGCAAATTATATTCTTGATCAACTTTAGCTTGTAATCTTTCTGTTTCGCTAATATGTCTCTTTCTTTCTTTCATGCTTCTATTGATTAAAATATCTATTGTAATAAATTGTTTAATCTGAAGTTCTTCGGCAGGAAGTACGTCCTCTCTAAATTGTTTAACTAGTCCTATCCATGTATTTTCAAAATATTCTAATTCTCCCGTGTCTTCATCAAATTGTCTGATAATTTCCGGCCAAAATGTTTTTGCGTGCAGTTTTAATCTAAGGTTTTCATCCGTTATATTTTCTTCTTTGTCGAAACTAAGTCTATTTTCAATTATATATCTTTCTACTGGCTTCACACTTCTGTTTATTTGATCAGCTATTTGCTCTACTGTTAGTTGCCCTATATTGTTTTTGATGAATTGCTGTTCATCTAAACTTAGCTGTCCTCTTTTTTTAGCCATTGAGTATCTCTCTTATTTTAATTGCTAGTTTCTCTACATCATTTTTAGAAACTTTAGTTCCGTTTTTTAATTTAATGTATATCTGTCTATATTCTCCATTGAGGTTTTCTTCTATTTTATTGATAATTTCATTATTAGAAACTTTGTCTTGATGATTATATTTGTTGTTTGGTAAATACTCTTTAATTTCTTCTATAGTATTTAGGTGCATTAAGTTTTTCTTATTGATATTTCTTATGTACCAACTATTATACATTTCACATTGAGTAATGTCCGTATATTTGGAACAACCGTTTAGAGATTCTTTTAGATGAGGATCAAAAAAAGGACAAGTATTGCAGGGTTTGTCTGGTCTTTGGTAGTTGTCTCTCTTAAAATTAAAGAGCCTATTCCTAACATGAGTCCATAAAAAGTTTTCTAGGGGTCTTTTATGATCGTAATTTTTAAGTCCTTCTAGGGCAAATATACTAATTTGCTGTTTCATGTCTTCTATTTCGTGATACCCAAACTTAAATTTGTAAGCTAATTTTTTGCTAATAATTTCTATTGTTTCTAATAATTCTTCTTCACTTACTCTCTTCTTGGGTGTCCTCTGTGTTTTCTTTTTCTTCATAAGCGTTCTGTAGCAGAGATGCTACACTTTGTTCCTGGTTGGCTTCTAAATCTTTAGATATGTCTACTCCTTTTGCAACTACATTGAGTGTGCTAGGAACATATTTTATATTATTCATTTTATAGCCTTTATGTGTAATTTGTCAATCTTATTCATTCTTATATTAAGATTGGTACACCTTTTTGTCAAATAATAATATTTTATGGAATCGAAGGAGTTGGAGTAGAACCAGGAGTTGGAGTAGGAAGAAAAGGCAAAGGTGTTGATGGATCATACGAATCAAATTGAAAACCTCCACATGTATCTTCTGCGTTTGTTCCCGAATATGATATAAGACTATTTAAACATCCTGAAGTAATACAGTATGCGCTATCTCTCCAGAAGGTTCGAACATCTTGTCTTTGGTCAAGAGCATAAGGAGTTATGTCTCTTGCGAAAGAATCCTGGTGTTTTGCAATATTAGCTAAAGGAGTTTTTCTTTTATAAATTTTACTTTGATTTGCAAATACTATATCGTTTTTCATTAAGTGTTACTCCGATTTAAACTTTAAAATTATCTGGATTTGGTCCATAATGACCGATACCTTCTGGTGGTTTTCTTCTTCCTCCGAAACCGGGCTGAGCGCAGATTCCGGTAACCACTATATTTGGTAGTGGAAATGGGTCTTTTGTTCCTTTTTGTGAGTTCTTACAAGTATTTTGTCTCCATCTCTCTATAAAATTTATTATCTCTTTCTTTAGAGCAATTTGTTTTCTAGCCCATTCTTTACAAGCTGGGTGATTTGGTAAGTCATTCTGTGCTTTTGGCATGTCTGCCTTACAAGGGGTATCTACGTCTCCTTTGTATAAGTCTTCTTTCGTATATGGTTTTTGTGGTGGTTTTGGACTATTGACACATTCGTTGTATAGTTTCACAATTTCATTGAAACCATCAAGAATTTTAGTGTGTGGTTTTCTGTCTATTATGTTTCGGCCGTTTCTTCGTTTCCAGCCATAAATGTCTATTCTAATACGAAAAACAGCTCCTGGAATATCGTTTAGACATTTAGTTAATTTGTCGTCAATATCACAAAACATTTTATACCAAGTGTCTTCAGTATAATATTGGTTACAACAATCTAATGCCATTTTTAGTTTCCTTTTTCAAAATTTGGTGCAAAAGGGTAGTCT